TGCTTGCTGGTCGTGGCGCAGGTAAGACTTACACAGCTTCCAACTGGGTGGGACAGCGTGCGGCTATTTACGATGGAACGCGCTGGCTGGTCACAGCCCCTACTTCCAATGACATCCGGGCAACTTGCTTTGAGGGTGACTCTGGCCTTTTAAACATTATCCCCAACGAGTTAGTTGAAACTTATAACAAATCGCTGTTTGAAATTACGCTCAAGAACGGTTCCATCATCCAAGGCATCCCAGCGTCAGAACCAGAACGCTATCGTGGTAAACAGTTCCATGGTGGCTGGTATGACGAGCTTGCCGCGTTTGACTACCTTGACGATGCATGGGATCAAGCCCAGTTCACCATGCGTCTACGCGATCCACGCATACCACGCGTGCAACAGATTGTCACCACCACGCCCAAACCCAGAGAACTGATCGTAGATCTGAATGAGGGCAAGGTTGGTGGCGATGTCTATGTGGTCAATGCCAGCTCGTATGAAAACCGCGCCAATTTGTCATCATCGTTTTTTAAAGCGTTGGAAACATACGAAGGTACTGACTTAGGTAAGCAAGAGATCTACGGTGCAATCCTAGATCCAGAAGATGCGGGTATTGTAAAGCGTCGCTGGTTTAAACTTTGGCCAGCTGAAAAACCCAGCCCCACGATTGAATACCTTATTGCCAGCTACGATCCTGCTACCTCAGAGAAAACGGCTAACGACCCGACTGCTTGCTCAGTCTGGGGCGTATTTGAATCGACTGACATTGGTACTGCAATCATTATGCTCGATGCATGGGATGCCCACCTTGGGTATCCAGAATTGCGTCGCAAGGTAATTGATGATTTTAAAGAAGTGGTCTATGCTGCCGATAATACTTTTGGTAAAGGCAGAAAGGCTGATCTAATTCTGATGGAAGATAAGTCAGCTGGTATTAGCTTAATCCAAGAACTACAAGGCGCTGGTGTTCCAGTGCGTGGTTACAATCCTGGCAAAGCGGACAAGGTGCAGCGATTAAACATTGTGGCACCTTTGATTGCCAAGGGCAAAGTGTATATCCCCGAAGATCCAGAAAAACCCGGCGAAGTAGCACCATGGGCAAAACGATTCATACGCCAAGTGTGTTCGTTCCCAGAAAGCGGGGGGCATGATGACTATGTGGATACTTTGTCACAAGCCTTGCGTGTTTTGCGTGACTCTGGATGGATCCAGCTTGATTTCCTACCCGCTCGTGACTTTGAATACATTGACGATGAGCTCAGAAAGAAAAGATATAACCCCTATGCAGTTTAGGGCGAACACCCCTTTATTTTTGCATAAGTAGTTATAGATATGACGATCTCCCCAATTAAATCCCCGCAAGAGATGATCCTAGAGCAAGCTGGTGTTCCGCACCTAGCTGGCGGAGGACAACCGCCATTAGCACAGCAACAAGCCGCTTTGGCAGTAGGGGCTCAAGGTGGACTTAAACAAGCAGTTACTCGTTATAAACCCGATAATCCTATTACTGGGTATCGTGCTGCGGGTAGTGGAAAGCTTGAATCACTTCCCACCACTTTTGACAAAGACAAAATTACGCGTTATGTCAATGCGTATAATGACGCAAAAGATCAATTTGGTTTGCCAGACTTTACACCAGAGCAAATGGTCAATAGGCTTTTGGTAGAAGGTCGTTCAGACTTAGGGTATAATAAGTTTGACACCAATAACAAGATGGCAAACAAAATTTATCAAACAATGCAAAGTTATGGTTACGATGATGCCGCTGGTTTTCCCGCTGCAATTTACGCAACCCATCAACGAGCTCAAGCACACAATGTTCCATTTGATGTAGCATGGAACGGCATGGGCAGAAGTAAAGAAACAGGATTGACTGGTTGGGATTATCACCAGCGTATGAATGATAGTTCTTATGCAGCAACCCATCCACAAAATGCCCCATTGTTGCAACATGTCTCACAAATAATGCAACCCCCACAAGCAAGCGATGCGGATCCTAACGCAACAAATGCAGTGAACCTCCTTGGTAATACCAACATGCCACAACCTACAGTAGGTTCTGCCATGTTTAAAAAAGGTGGTACAGTAAAACCATTTCATGATATAAGCAAAGTGCTTATTCAAAAACATATATCTGGAAAATAATTAATGGCAAAAGCACCACAACTTCCAATTCAATCGGGAGCAAACCTCGCTTCATTAGACCATGACATAACTGCGGAACAAGGTCGTCAAGAAGAAAATGAAATTGACAGCTTTGAAGATGCATTAGGTCTTGATCCAGATATTAATTTACAAGAGGATGTAATTGAGCAAGAAGATGGCTCTGTCATTATCAATTACATGCCAACCGAAGGACCAATCAAAAATCCAGAGTTCTATGCGAACTTAGCGGAAGAATTTGATGAGCAGATGCTTAATGAGCTTGCCATTGAGTTTTTAGATCTGATCGATGTTGATCGGGAAGCTCGCAAAGAAAGAGACAAGCAATATGAAGATGGCTTACGTCGTACTGGGCTTGGTAAGGATGCTCCTGGTGGTGCTACTTTTGATGGTGCTTCTAAGGTGGTTCATCCCGTTATGGCAGAATCTTGCGTTGATTTTGCCGCATCAGCCACTCGCGAACTTCTTCCACCTGAAGGGATTGTAAAGTCCCACATCCGTGGAGAAGATACTAAAGACCGTGGCGAAACTGCAGAGCGTAAAGCTAACTTTATGAACTGGCAGTTAACAGAACAAATTCAAGAGTATCGTGACGAGATGGAGCAGATGCTCACTCAGTTACCTTTGGGTGGTTCACAGTATTTGAAGTGGCGTTTTGATTATGAACTCAAGCGTCCTACTTGTGAATGGATTCCGATTGATAATATTCTGTTGCCTTACGCAACAACCAACTTTTATACTTCAGCTCGTGTAACTGAAGTTCAAGACATTACTGAAGATATTTTTAGACAGCGTATTGATCAAGGTATTTATCGTGATGTAGATCAGATCTACGCACCAGCGATGGATACAACCGAAGAGACACGCTCTAAAAAAGCCAACGATAAGATTGAAGGTATTGAGCGACCACAAAAGAATGTGGATGGCATTCGTCGCATTTATGAAATTACTTGCTTCCTTCGCCTTGATGATGATGCAGAAACAGAAGGTCGTCGTGCACCTTACATCTTAACGATTGATGAAACAACTAACGATGTATTAGCACTCTACAGAAACTGGGCATACGGTGATGAGAAACTCGAAAAACTGGATTGGTATGTTGAGTTCAAGTTTATTCCTTGGCGTGGAGCTTACGCTATTGGACTCCCTCATCTTATTGGTGGCCTTGCTGCTGCTCTTACCGGGTCTTTGCGTGCTCTTCTTGATGCTGCTCATATCAACAACAGCCAGACAATGCTTAAACTCAAAGGTGGACGCATTGGAGGACAGTCTGACCGAATAGAGCCTACCCAAGTTATTGAAATTGAAGGCGCTCCTGGTGTAGATGATGTGCGTAAGTTGGCAATGCCATTGCCATTTAACCAGCCGTCTTCTGTATTGATGCAATTATTAGGTTGGCTAACTGATGCCGCTAAGGGTGTTGTCACAACATCTGAAGAAAAAATCAAAGATATTAACTCCAACGCACCAGTTGGTACAACTCAAGCGTTGATTGAACAAGGTGCTAAGGTGTTTTCAAGCATTCATGCTCGTTTACACCGCTCACAAGCCAAGTCTTTAAACATTCTTTCCAGAATTAACCACTGGTATTTGGAAGAAATGGACAATGAGTCTGGTGAAATCATTGAAATTCGTGATTTTGCCAGCAATAACGACATCCGCCCAGTATCTGATCCCAATATTTTCTCAGAAACTCAGCGTTTAGCTCAAGCTCAAGCCGTTTTACAGTTGGCAACTAGTGCTCCACAGCTCTATGACATCCGTCAAGCGCATGTTCGCATTTTAAAACAGCTTAAAGTACCTAATATCCAAGAAATTTTGCCTTCACCCGATGGTGTCAACGAATCAAACCCCGCTTTGGAGAATGTTTCGATGGTTATGGGCAAAATGGCAGCCGCTTTCCCCGACCAAGACCATCTTGCCCACATTAGAATCCATTTAATGTTTGCAATTGATCCAAATTACGGTGCAAATCCGATTATTGGCCCAGCGTTTGCTAGAAATGTACTTGAGCACATCAAACAGCACATGACTTTGTACTATTTGCAGTCTATGCGTAATGAAGTTGCAATGGCATCAAACGGAAAAGACATTTTAAAGCTAAACGAAGAGCGTCCGTTAGACAAAGAAAGCCAACAAGCCCTTGCAATTGCTGCTGGCTTTGTTGCACAACAGACACAACAAGACTTCCAGTCATTCTTGCCTATCATTCAGCAGTTAGCACAACAAGTTCAGCAAGCCCAACAAGCTCAGATTGAACAAGCTGCTCTTGCCGACCCAACAGCGCAAGTATTAATGAAAACACAGATGGCTGAAACTCAACGCAAAGCTGGTGAAGCTCAAGCTAGACTGCAATCTGAGAATCAAGCTCAGCAACAAGAGTTCCAACTCAAATTGGCTGAGTTGCAAACCAAAGTTCAAGAGTTGCAAGTCAAATACAGCACTCAAACCAACATTGATAACCAAAGTAATGCAACTAACATTGCTATGGCTAATATTAACAATGCGGCTAAAGAGCGTGTGGCAATGATTAATGCTAAAGCGCAAATGAGCCAGCAACAAGTTGCCCTTGATGCTGAACAAAACCAATCTGCCATGGAAGCAATTAACACAGCTAACCAAGATATTCGTCAACATGGTTTAGCAATACAGCAACAAGCATTCCAGCAACAAGCACAACAAACCCAGCAACAAATTGCAGCCCAACAAGCTACTCAACAGCATCAGCAAGAATTACAGCAAGCCGCAGAGCAACACGCTCAGGGTATGCAACAAGCTGATCAACAGCACCAGCAACAAATGGCTCAATTACAACAGCAACAAGCAATGCAACAACCCCAACAAGAGCAACAACCACAAAACCCTACTGAGGAACAATAATGGCAACTAAAAAATCAGCTGAAGACCAATTAGGTTTTCGCAAAGCTTACAAAATGACTGGCACCCCTGGCTATGCTGGTGGTCCTGGTGAAACCACAATCGATAAAGGTAACTCTGGCTCCAAGCGTGCCAACAATGCAGTTTTGAATCAAAACAAAATGGCTAAAGATAGCTTGGTTGGCCCAGGTAAGAACCTTAAAGATATCGGTGGCGGTAACTTTTATTAAAATTTGGGGCGGAATATTCCGCTCCTTTGCATAAGTAGTAATATGAAGGACTTAATTTCCGAGTTTATTAGCCGCTTGAAAGAAGCGGACAGAGATGCAACCGAAGTCCTAGCTTCCGGTTCCAATATTCACAACTTTGATTCTTATCAAAGAGTGTTGGGTACTCGTGACGGCTTAAAACAAGCCCAAGCGATTTTAGAAGCCCTCTTAACCGAGGATGATGAACAAGACTAAGCTGTAAAGCTTTAAGGAGCACTGAAGAGTGTTTGATATAAGAGAAAAAGACGAACCAGATTTACGTTCGGAAGTTGAATGTTTTCCAGATGTGGATCTAGGTGTTGAAGTGGCTGGTGATCGAGTATTGGTGCAGTTACGCCGAGAAAAGACTACCAGTAAAGGTGGGATCATCCTTGTGGATGAAACCAAACAAACCCTACGTTTCAATGAGACTGTAGCCAAGGTAGTCCAAATTGGTCCCCTTGCATATAAGTCGCCAGATAACCTCGAGCCTTGGATTGAAGGCCCTTGGTGTAAAGTGGGCGATTTGGTAAGGACAATTAAATACGGTGGTGATCGTTTTGTTGTTCAGCCCGATGATGATGGCGCCCCAGTGGTGTTTATTACCATTCAAGCACGTGAAATCATCTCTCGCATTAAGTCGTTTGAGTATGCGCAACGCATGAAAGCATTTGTGGATTAATATGGCATCAACCCTAGAAAAAACCCACGAATATAGAAATAAAACTCCAAGATATAGTTTATCACAAACATTGGGGCATGCTAAAAAGAGAGCAGAAGTAACAATTACTATCCAAGATCTCATGGATATTTTTGAAAAGCAAGAGGGTTTATGTGCCCTAAGCGGAGTAAAAATGACTTGGCATCAGGGAAAACTTCTACCTACATCAATTTCAATTGATAGGACTGACAATAGTAAAGGTTATGTTCACGGTAATGTAAGGTTGGTTTGTGTTGCAATTAATGCTTTTAAAAGCACCCAAACAGATAGTGAACTTTATGAGTTTGCTAAAAAGTTGGTTGAAAATATGGCAAAAACGCTTCCAAATTAATTAATTTTGAAAGAAAATTATGGCAGAAAATGAAAAAGATGTTCCCATTAAGGAACAAGAAGATGGTTCTTTTGTTGCTAAAGTAGATTTGCCAGAAGAAATTCAAGAAGGCGAACAACCAGAAACAAAAAAGAAAAAAGAAGAAGATCACGAAGATCATGAGGATCATGATGACGAAGAGGGCGACGAAGAAGCCGCTTCCGAAGGTGAAACTGAAGAAGATCGTGAAGCTATTCGTGAAGCTCGTAGAGAAGAACGCCGTTTAAAAAAAGAATTAAAGAAACAGCGTGATCTTACAGCTAAAAACAAGATTACAGCACTTGAGAGACGCAATGCAGAATTAGCAGAGCGGCTTGCTAAAGTTGAAAGTACAGCTTCATCTTATCAATTTGCTCAACTGGACAAAGCTATCGAAGACGAAGCTACCCGTGTTGAGTATGCCAAGATGAAAATGATACAAGCAGCTCAAGCTGGTGATACAGCATCTCAAGTAGAATATTTAGAGCAATTAACAGACGCTAAACAGCGTTTAAATCAAGCTCAGCATTACAAGAAACAACAGCTCGAAGCTGCCAAGGCTCCCAAGCAAAATGTTCCTAATCCAGCCAATTCAGAAGTACAGTTAAATGCTACTAAATGGCTTAAAAAGAACGCTTGGTATGATCCTCAAGCTCGAGATACCGATAGTAGAATTGCCAAGGTAATTGATCAAGAACTTGCCCAAGATGGTTGGGATCCAGCGGATCCAGAATATTGGGAAGAGTTAGATAATCGTTTATCCGCAAGACTCCCACACCGCTATACTGCCAAAGGTGGTAAAGATGGTAGAAAATCAGCAGGCCCAACGGCTTCTAGTCGAGTAGCCAATACTACTAGTCAAAAAGCTGGAACCATCACGCTAAGTCGTGAGCGTGTTCAAGCAATTAGAGACGCTGGTGCATGGGACGATGTAGAAAAACGAAATAAAATGATCCGCGCATACGCACAATATGACCGCGCTAACAAGGAATAATTATCATGGCAAATACAAGAATTAAACGTGACGTAGAAGATCGCTTAGCCGATCGTGTTCAACAAACATTGGATCGTTCAGCAAATGCTGATGATCCAGATTCTGCAGCAAAACGTGAACGCTTGGAAGCGTTCCGTGATAAATGGGCAAATAGTGCATTACCAGATTTGCCAAACGGAATCATTCCTGGATTTCATTTGTGTTGGCTATCCACCACAAACAATTATGACAGTATCGACAAACGCATGGCGTTGGGTTATGAGCCAGTGAAAGCCTCGGATTTAGGTGTAGGCTTTGAAAACTTAGGCAAGATGAGCTCAGGCAAGTTTGAAGGCTGTATTAGCTGTAATGAAATGGTTCTCTTCAAGTTACCAGAAGAAATCTATCAAGAAGTGATGCGTATGTTGCATCTAGAGGATCCGCTAGAGCATCAACGAAATATTACCGCGCAAGTTCGGAGCACAGCTCAAGAAGGCAAGGGTGGTAGATCAATTCTTGAAGGTGGCATTTTGGAAATGGAAAAAGAAACCGCCAAAGCGAACGCTAATGTTCGTTTTTCATAACATTCTTCAAAAATAAAAACAAAGGAAAATAAATGTCCGCAACATTTCAACCCTTTGGTCTGAAGCCTGTATATCATCCAAGTGGTTTGGATCGTGCAGTACCATTCGTTGGTACTAACACATTCGTCCCTGGTACGACTTACAGCGCTCCTTACAGCTTGAGCTCTGGCCAGTCTTTCTGGCAGTTTCAACCTGTAGCGATCACTTCTTCTGGCCAATTGACAATCGCTAACCAAACCGCTTCAAGCGGTAAAGTATATGGCGTATTTGATGGCGTAGAGTACACCAACTCTGACGGTCGTCGTTCTGTAGCTAAATACGCTGCTAAAACAACTCTTGATGCTTCTACCAATATTGTTTTCTGGATTTTCTCTGATCCAGCTCTCGTATACGAAGCTCAAGTCAATGGTTCTGCAACTTCTGCAGCTATTGGCACCGAGTACAAC